TGACAGGCAAAGTTAATGTATAGCTTGCACTTGCACTATGGGCTGGTGATTTTATTTTTACACCATGACTATTTTGTGAACAGTTAAGTTGTAATGTTCCATCAGCACTACTACCATCACCTTTGATCTCAACAACACCAGTACCATTTGGATTTAGTTTTATATTGCCATTAGTTGTGCTTGTATTAATCTCATTTGCTTGAACATCTAAGTTACCACCTAGTTGTGGGGTAGTATCCTCTACTACGTTACCGATAGCACCACCTCCACCACCACCTGCATTAGCAGCCCATTTAATACCTGTAGCTTCTGAACTATCAGCAGTTAATATATATCCATTTTGTCCAACAGGAAGGGCTGTAGGATCACCAGAACCATCACCTACAAGTATTTCACCTTTAGTATCAAGATCGCTGTTCATAACAGCACCAGCAGCATTTACATTAGTGGCATCTGTTACATCAGCATTAGCTTCTATTGCATTTAATTTACTATGATCCGCATCTGTAAATACATTACTGTCAGAAGCCGATTCAACTAATGCTCTTATCTCACTAGCAGTTTGATCTGCGGTAGCACCATCTTCTACATTTATCATGGTGCGTAAATTAGCAGGTGTGATTTCTTCAATTACCCCTGCACCACTAGAATCTCTACCTAAAACTCTGTCTGTTGCTGATACGTTTTGTATTTTTGAATATGTAATAGCATCATCTTGAACAGCATTTGTATCAACTGCATTGTCGGCTAATTCACTTGCTGTAACTGCATTAGCACCAATTTGCGTAGAAGTTATAGTATCGTTTACTAATTTTCCTCCTGTAATTGTAGTGTTTGCAATATCTCCATTAACAATAGTTCCATCAGCAATCATTGTTGAAGTTACTGTGCCTGTATCTCCTGACGTAATTAAAGTTCCTGATCTATCAGGCACAGTAATTGTTCTATCATCAGTAGGATCTGTTATTGCTAACGTAGTTTCGTTTCCATCATCAGTTGCACCTTCAAAAACTAAATTGCCTGTAATTGTTTGCGTACCATCTCTTTTTACAAAATCATTAATTATTTCTTGTTGAGCAAATAATATTTGATCGCTATTATTATCTAAATCTGTTTCTGTTAAAACACTGCCATCTGCAAAATCTACTTTTTTGGCACTTATATTTGTATCTCTTGTAAATACAACATTAGCTGTACCACTTGGAGGTGTGTTACCAGAAGTAAATTGTACTTGAGAACCAACAATATTGTAATGAGTACCTAGCGTTTTAAGAACACCACCTACTTTTACCTCAACTTCTGTATTAGCTAAAAAAGAAAATGATATAGCAAAGTTGTTTTGACTACCTGTACCATTATGATTTTGTGTAGTAGCTGTTGTGTTAGTAGCCATAGTTAATTACCTAGGTTTTTAATTTCTTCCAAGTTATTAAGTGTTGCTTTAGTAGTTTCATTGCTAATTACTTCCATATTAGCAGTATATTTAGCAAATAATTTTTTATTTTCTGGTAAACGTAACCATTCATTTCTTGCTTTTACTTTGAAATTTGAAACTATACTTTGAATTTCTTTTGAAATTATAGCTCTTGCATTGTCTTGAACTGCTACCATAGTATCTTGATTAGTTGAATCTATACCTTCACCCATAGCGGTTTTAATATAAGCTTTCATGTCAGGTTCATTTAATCTTTTGTATAAAGATATAATTAGTCTGTCACCATCTTGTATTTTATAACCAGAAGCAGTTTTAAAATTAAAAGATTTAGTATCAAAAGATAGGTACTTAACATAACTTGAATATTGTTTGCGTGTAAGTTCAATACCACTATTTTGTATCCCTTGTCGTCTTAAAAAGAATTTTTTAGGTGGCTGCAAAGTTATATTCAAGTCATTAATAACACTAAGAACATAATTGTCTTTTGTAGTAGTAGCAGTAATAGGATTTAAAATATCGAAGGTGTCTGGTCCAAGACCGCTAGGATATTTAACAACTGCACCTGTCAACCAATTTCTATCAGGTTCTAAATCTGCATTATAGAAAGGCATTGTTCTAGTAAGTTCATTAAGAATTTGTCTAAGACCTGTTAACATTTCATCTGCTGGATAATATGTAGTATCAAATTTTGTTTTATCTGTTGCTTTTTTAAGTGATCTACCTAGTCCAGAAACAGGATTAATAATATTAGCAACCCTTCTTGCTAGTAAGCTTTGTAAGGCATAAGGATTATGTATAGCTTCAGCAACTTCACTAAGACCTCTAAGAAAAGTTCTATCTGTTAAATTTCGTGCAACAGAAACAACAAATGCAGAAGCAAAATCATTAGTGTTTTGGCTTCCTATTTGCCCTTCTACGTCTACAAAATCTGCAAGAATCATAAACAAACCAGACCAAGGATCAAGTCTTTTAAAAGAAATATATTTATATTTTGGTTTACCACTTTTTGTTAAAACTATTTCTCCATCTGAATCTCTTACTAAAAATCTAAATGAATATGGTTGCCAACCTTCTTCTTTTAATTGTTTAACTAATATTCTGTTTGCTTCTATTGCGTCACCAAATCCTACAGTATTAGGACCACCACCTGTCATACCCACTTCTGCAAAAGGATTTTCCATATCTCTTGCAATCAAAGCACCCATACTAAGAAATCCACCTGCTAAATACATTTCACCTCTAGCTCTTGCAGCAATATTAGGATCGGTACTTCTAAGTGCTTGCCTGTATTCACTCATTACTGTATTTACAGCAAATGTATATCTCATTTGTGTTTTAAAAATATTTATAGGAGTTCTTACAAAAGGAAAAACTACTCTTCCGTAAGGGTGTTTTGCAAAATTTTGTATTCCTCCACTAAAAGATCTAGGGTCTAAATCTTTTGTAAACGTAACTTCAGCAGCATAATCTTTTGCTTTTTTATATAAATCTGTAATACTTGTAGGTAATTTTCTAGTGCTGCCAGTATCAACAATTTTAAATACTTTCTCTGATTGAGTTTGAATGTAATTTTTTAATTTTTCACCTTGTAAACCTTTTCTTATTCCTTGCTCCCAAGATTCTGCTTTTACATAAGATCTAAAATTTACTTGTTTTAAAAATTCGTCTTCTGTAATTAACATACGAGAACCAAAACCATTTATTCTTCTAAAGTTGTTGTAGATAGAAGGAATCCAAGTCTCAGCAATACGAGTATCAAGAAAAGGTTTTACTGTACTTCTAGTAACAATATTCTGATTTGCAAAATTTCTTATATCTTCTGCGTTAATATTTCGTGAAACTCTTTGTGCGTCTGACACCATTGCACCCCTATCAAGAACATTCTCGTTTACTTGAAATGCCTTGCGAGCAATATTAAAAGCATCTCCTAAAGATTGACTCATGTATATAAATTGTTTCCAACCTTTTATAAACTCATCAGTATTAAATTCTGGTCTAAATGCTAAATTATCTTGTCTTTTTAAAATTGTTTCTGGAAAAGTAATATTCATATTTTTTCTAAAAGTAATTTTTGCAGCACCAAGAGACTGAGTTAATGGTTTTGCTAAAGTATTTAAACTTGTAGATAAAAGGTTAACTATGTGAGTAGGTGGACCACTAAGAATAGAGTTAATAAATATTTCGTTGGTAAATTCTACACCTTTTAAAAGTAATCCTTTTTTAACCATGTGTTTCATAACTTCTGGATTACCACCTGCTATGTTTAAGTATTTTGTAAGTCGTGTTAGAGCTAAAGCAGCTTCTTCATCTCCTTGTTCAACTAAGTCAAAAATCTTATTGAAGGTTTGATCTATCTCACTTACTCCCTCATCTTCTATAAATTGTTTGTTAATATCTTCAATGTTTTCTGTACCTCTTGATTTTTTACCAAAATCTTCTGCTGTAGCTCCTACATCTCTTAAATCACCTGCAATTCTTCTAGCACCTAAAGTTTGCGAAGTTAAAGACCCGACTCCTTTATTTAGGTAGACAATATCTTTTAACAGTTGTACTTCTTTTAAAAATGCTGGTTTTATTTCTTTTATTAAATCAACATTTTTTAAAGCTATAGCATTATGTAAAGCAGTAGATAAATTAAAAACACGTTCACCATTTTTATTCATTAATTGATTTATGGTAATTGTTGTAGAGGGTAAATATCTTGGATTATTAATTAATTTGCCATTTGTAGTTTTTTTAAAAGGACCAAATTCTTGTAAAAAAAACTGTGCAGCTTCTATTGCTTGTCCATTTGTTTGTCTTTGAGAAGCAGCAAACATATCTCCTAAAGATACAGACCTAGCCCATTTTCCTAATTCATCTGTGCTTTTAAAATATTCAGAAATATTTAAAATATAATCTTCAAGCTGTTCAACACCGCCACCAGTTATTGTTGGATTAAATGTAGATTCTATTTTGTCACCGACTCTTGGTATTTGTGTTTTATCTCCTATACCTTGTCCTTTCTTTACTTCTAAAGGTTTTAATAAATCAATAACTTTAACATCTAGCAATTCGTTGCCAGCATTATCAATACCAAGGTCTTGAAACTTTAATTTTCTTTTTTGTTCTAAAGTTGTTAAAATTCTTGGAGCAAATTTAGAATTTCTAAAAGCTTTTAAAGCTACAGAAAGACCTGTTAAAACTTCTCCTATAACTGCACCACCAAAAGCTTTTCTAAGTCTTGCTTCTATAGGAGATATGTCATCATCAGCTTTAAATATTGATGCTGGCATTTTAAATATATCTATAATTGGTTCTAAAGCACCTTCATATTCATCAATCATGTTGTAAAGGTTTTGTTCGTATGGATCTTCTACAATAAAATCTGTAAGAAAACCTGCAATAAGGTTTCTTGTCCAAGGGTTTTTTATACCTTTAAGACCTTTACTAAAGATTCCCATAGGTAATAAAAATTGAGTTATAGCTTGAGGTATATAAAAAAATGCACCATCATCTTCTCTTTCAAAATAACTATAATCAATAAGATCGTTATTATCGTATGGATTACCAGCTAGATAGTCATATATATCATCTACAAACTCTACAGTTTCATTTATTGCTTTTAAAGGACCAGTAATACTACCTCTAATTACTTGTGATGTTTTTGTTTTTGTTAACTCTTCACTAATCTTTTCGTTTTTTTCCTTTGCTTCATTTATTAATCGTGATCTGTTTTCTAATATTTCATCAAAACTTCTTTGATCTCCTAAAAACCTATTGTCAAAAAAATCTACAATACCTGCATTACTTTTATTAATAATTTTACTTAGAGAAGAAAGTGGTTGATTATCAAACCTTTGAAACAAAGCGTCTGTTTCTGGTGTTTCTATTTTTCCTTTTCCAATTCTCCTTTTGTTTTCTTCAATTTGCTCTTTGTTTTCTTCTTCATTGTTATTAAGAAGATCATTAATGTTTAAAATTTTATTTTCGTTTTCTTTTTCTTCTTTGTTGTTAAGAAGATTATTAATGTTTGAGTCTGTCATGTTAGTTCTTTAAAAACTTTTTATAGGAGCCATTTTTATATGCACCCCAAGCATTAAGTCCTTGCTCATCATATAATCGTTTGGCTGCAATTACATTAATTATAGGATCATATAACTCTTCCTCAGATTCAATATCAAACACATCTAATAATCTTTCTTTGTCATCTTTCATATTAAGTTGTAATAAACCTATAGAAAATTCATTTTGTTTGTTTGGATCTAAACCTGATTTTACTGTATCAATCATAGGATTACCTCCTGATTCTGCCATTGCTACAGCAGCCATAATTTTTGCAACCTCTGGTTCAAAACCTACAGCTAATAACATATCTTCTATTTTAGATTGAGGTATAATTTTTGTCTTGTCCGTATCTTTTAATATTACTTCTAATGCTTTTATTTGATTATCTTTTACTTGCGTTGTATTTATTTTTTCAACCATTGGTACAATTAATTCGTCACCTACTCTTATCAAATCTGCGTTAGTTATATTGTTTGCTTCCATAAACGCTTTTAAAGGTACATTAAATTCTTCTGCTAATTGACTTAAGGTATCTCCTTGCTGTACTTCAACTGTAGTAGGTAGATTATCTTCAGTAAAGAAACCAGCTTCTACATTATCAGTATTTATTAAATCTATTAAAGGTTTATAAACCTTGGGTTGATTTCCAAATCCAACTTGTCCTGTCGTTAAAAATCTAATTACTTGATCTGCTTGAGCTTTTCCAGCAATATTTGTAAATGACATTGCAGCCTTTTCAGTTTGTACTTCTTGTATCAACTTGTCTATATTTTCTTTTGTAAAACCTCCCATTTTTTCTAAGTGTGCAATAATTTTTTTCTCAAATACAGGTAAATCGGTATTACTAAAGAAATCACCAGTTTGGTTATTGGCATTGCTAGCATCATTTATTAGTTTATCTTCTGTTGGTACTCCTTCAAGTCCACTTTGGTTTTCATTTATAAATTGTGTATTATTGTTAGTTTGTTCACTTGAAGGTTCTAGTAAAGCTTCTAAGTCTTTAAATAATATTCCGTTATATTTGTCTTTAAGTTCTTCGTATTTAAGATCAAGTTCTTTTCTACCTATATTAGGATTAGCTAATTTAAATTCTCTAAATTCACTTTTAAAATCTTCAAGAACAAGTTTTATAGTACCAATTTGTTGATTTGGACCTATTAATTTAAAAGTATTAAATCTTGGATCTAAGTCTATTATAATTTTTGCTTGATCTTCAAATCTACCAAAATAAGAATTTAAAGGTTCTAAAAGTCCTTTATCAACTGAACCTGCAAGTATCATTGCTTGATTTAATCTATTTGTATTAGTTTCATTTTTAACTGTACTTGGATCAGAATACCAAGCCCAAGCTGCTATTCTTGCATCTGACAATGTTGCAAAATTACCTTCTTGTATATTAAAAAGTAATAAACCGTATCTTTCATTTTCATCACCACTGCCTAAAACTTCTGCATTTGCCTGTATTTTTGTCGCAAGCAATGGGAATTGATCTTGTAAATCATCTATTAATTCAAAAGCTTCGTCAAATTTTCCTTGAGTAATTAAAGCAGCAGCATTTAACATACCTAATTCTAAGGCTTTTTCTTTTTCTTGTTTTATTTTTTGTAAATCTCTAGAATCTTTTTTAGCTGTATAATCTTCAACACCTTCTCTTAACTGATTTTCCAACTCAACATAATTAGGGTGATCTAATAAAGTTAATTTACCATCAGGACCAAAAGGAAATTGATCTGCACTTTTAAAAACTGATAAAGCTAAATCTACATCACCAGTAAGAAAACCAATTCTTGTTGCTTCTGAATAAAGAGTATTTAATATTGTTGTATTAATTACTGATCTATTTTTTGAACTTAAAGCTAATTTATTTATATCATTTTCAAATTGATCTATAGAAGCTGTTAATAATAAAAATTGATTTTTGCTTACTTCATCTGAGTCTGGACTTGATGTTTGAAAAAGCACTACATTTTTAGCAAGACCAGAAGCAGTAATTTTTAATTTATCTACTTGATATTCTTGATGTTTTTTCTCGTGAATGTCAGTTATTGAAGTTGTAGCATTTACAAGATATGGAAAGAATTTCTTGTTAAAAGTATCACTATCTACATCACCTAAAAGATCTATACTTTTTGTTCTTGTTTGGTTTAACCAATCTGAAAATTCTAATGAATCTAAAGAAAAACTTGATAAAGGTTTTCCATTTACTTCCGCAGTTTGATATTCAACTTTAAATGTATTTTCTAGATTACTACCTATAATTGAAGCTTTTGTTCTGTTAAAAACCTTGTTATAAAGTCTATTACCAGTAAAAATATTATTAGATTTTACATATTTAGATGCGTCAGCCCAATCTTTTGTTGAGCTATCTAAAGCATCATTCATTGCTTCTTCTGATATTTCTGCTCTTCTTTCATCAACTTTAACTTCTATAAACTTTTCTAATACTGGATTTATAACTTTTAGAGTTTCGGCAAGTGCCATCATATTAGTTTTTGGTTTGACACTAACAGGTTGCACAAAAGTATCTACTGGTTGTGCAAACGATTGGTAAGCAGTACTTTGAAAACTTGATGACATGGTTTTATCCTGCGTTTAAGCTAAGTTGAGTTTGCAAGCCACTTGAAGCTGCACCCAATAATATTGATCCTAAAGAAGGTATTTGATTATATGCTTGTTGTGTTTGACTTCTGTATTGATTTCTTATACTTTGATATTGTGCTTCTGTCTGTTGTATAGACCTTGCGTGCTGTCTTCTTGCTGATTCTAATGATTGTCTTATAGATTCTCTATAGTTTGCTGCTTGTCTTTCGTTATCTTGTAAAATTAAATTAAAACTTACACCTGATCTTTCTGATGCTAGAAGTGAAGCTCTAGCTCTCAAGGCATCAATACTTTTAGCAAATTTATCTTGTGCAGAAGATTTTTCTTTATCACTCTGTTGCTCCATTAATGCTGCTTGTTTATTTCTTTTATCAGTTTCAGCATTAGCTACACCTGCCAACT